AGAAGGCAACAGCTATCACAGGTTTCAAGGCCGAGTGCAGTTTGACCGCAACGGTCAGGAGAAAGAAGGCCTGGTCATTGAGGGCCGCATTCAAGACAAGAGCATCGGCAAATTGCTGCAGGTGTATCACAACAGCGGTGAAGTTCCTGATGCTGTGAACTACCGCGGCAAGATGGACAGTAGCAGCAACATTGTCACCAAAGGCTATGTCGATTCGTTGTTGACCAGCAGGATCGCTGAGCTGGAAGCACGGATCAGGAAGCTCGAGGAAGGGGGATGAAAAGACCCGCGTTGTATCTGGTAGCTGGAGTAATTGGATTCCAGCTGCTGATCATCGCGGGCACTTTGATTGGCTGTTTCACGGTCTATCCAAAGATCGTGAACAGAGATCCTGGCGACGAAAGATGCAGCGGCGAAAACATCGCCACCATCATGAGCCAAGTGACTGCTGGCGCGTTCAGTCTCTACGCGGCAGAGAAGTAGCTCAAACCAAATCGGTGTGAGTGACAACCCATCCTTCGCGAGCCATCTGTCGTTGCTTGTCGCGTGCTTCTTTCCTGGGCACTTCCACCAAGATGAAGCGGCCCTGCTGATAGCAGTAGAGCCTGGCCAAGCCAATCATCAGAGCATCACCTTCTTGCATTTCTCGTACCACTGCGCTCTGTCGTCGTAGCCGTTCCATCCTCCATTGATTCGATAGCAGCATTGATCAAATCCCTGCTTGAGGCAGACGTTCAGCAGGTCGTTATTCAGCAGCCAGGGAATAGCCATCGAGAAGGCGTAGTGATCAGCTGAGTAATCAGTGCCAACGCTCATGATTTTTTCATCGTCGATGCCACGGTGATCACGCAACCAGTCAGAGCTGGCCTGGTGATTGGAACGACCTGTGACCTGGAGTGGGCCGCAGCCTTTGAACTTCGGACCATCGCCGGGATAGATGTTTCCGAGATCTTTGCGTCCGTTGTAAGCCTCGCCGCTGGCGATCTCTTTCATGTAGACGAACCCGGCTGACTCGTGACAGAGGTTGGCCATCAGCATCTGCATGGCGTCCAGGTGCTGGTCGAACCCAGTCGACTCGAGCATGTCGTTGAAGTCATTGCAGAAGGCCTGATCAAACGACGATGCAGGGTGCCCGGTAATGGCTTGCATCAGATCCGGTGTGATGTAGCCCTCTGTCGGCTTAGGTTTCTTGGCCGGTTCTTTCGGGTGCCGGTATCGAACGGCGAACTGATCGAGCGTTTTCTGGTCGATCTGTTTTTGGAGCCAATCCCACGCATCCGTTTGGTGGGGACTCAACGAGTAGTAACGGGCCGCGTCAGTTAGCAGGATTGGCTCAACCATTACGGCCCTGTATCTGTTGTCGTTTTACCTCGGACCTTCCCATAGGACAGGCCTCTCTTTATCAAAGTCGTACTCACCAGCCCGGAGGATGCGAGCACAGCGAGCCATTTGCAGCGAGAGCTTGAACGGATCAGCGCTGCCGAAACGCTCCTGGAGCCTGCCGACATTCAGCGCATAGCGCTTCTGCACGAACAGCCAGAACTCCTGTTCAGTGCTGCAGGTCAGCCATTCCTCAGAGTCAAACATCTTGTGTTTGGCCCCGCAGCCGGGCAGTCCGGGGTAGCCATCGGAACTATCACCGACCAGAACCTGTTTGAAGAACGACCTGTTGGCCTCCAGCTGGGGGACAGTCATCACCTCGCCGTTGGCCAGCAGGTGGTCACCAGCAATGGTGCGGAGATCCTTGTCAGGGCTGTAGAGCAGATCGCCAGGGCGATACATCAGACCCAGCACGTCATCAGCTTCAACGCCAGGCAGCACGGTGTTGCTGTACTGGTTCTGGACATAGGCGCGGAATGCGGCGTAGCAGGCCGCTTTCTGCATCCCCCTCCTGTTGGATTTGTAGTTGGAGTAGACGGCGTAGCGGAAGTTAGTGCTGTGCCCCAGGCACACCATCAGTTCATGGTTGGGGGCAAAGCCCTGGAGCCTGTCGAGTAGCTGGGTCAGCTCTCTGATGCATAGATCCAGCCTGCTCTCATAGCTGTACTTGTATTGGCCAACGCGCATGACGTACTCATGCACCTTGGAGATGCCGAACATGTCGGCTTCAATGTCGACCCACAGTGTTGGCATCAGTCCGTCACCTCAGCGTCGAGGCAGCGGTGGTAAGCACGGATGAATCCATCCCAGACGAGGGCATTGACCTTGTCGCCATGCCGCCAACACTTGTCGTATTCGTCGTAAGCCTCCTCTAGCCACTTAGTTAAAGAGCTCCGGTTGAGAAGAACCATCGGACTCCGGTGGTAGTTCTCCTCGAGTCGAGCCTGCTTGGCTTCTAAGGTTTCGGAGGTCACTGGTCGTGATTCGCTTGTCGTTGGATCCATGAGAGTGAAGAATTTGAACTGAGTTGCCTGTATTTTTTTGAATCGTTCCTTTCTTCCAGCCAGCGCCAGTAAAGAAGTGAACGACATCACCGACAGAGACTTGACTCCATTCGGTTAGTGCATGACCGGGTCGACCCATCTGTGAGTTAGCGATTGAGTTTTTTCCTCGAACGTGAAGTGGCCCGAGTAGCCGGTGCGACCGAGCATCCTGTTCTTCAAGCAATGGGAGGTCGTGTCATTGCTGCCACGCTTCCGACCCAGTGCCCAAATTGTGTCTGCCAGTTGAACTATTGAGTGTGACGACCTAATCGCCTGAAGTTCAGGCACGTCGCCGTTCTCAAAGTTCTGACCCTGCTGCCTGGACAGGTGGCTGATAGCAAACACTGTGCATTTAGTGGCAGCAATAAAGGATCTGATCTTTGTAATCAGTGAGTCCAGATGGCGAGTGTCCTGCGCCAAGCCAGAGCTGATGATGGTCAGGTGGTCAAGGTAGATGTGCTGACATCCGAGTGAACGAACCATGTAGTTCATCCGCTGTAGGATTACATCTTCATCAAGGCTGCCAAAGTGATCGAACAGCTCAAGATTGCCAGAGCCAGTAACAAACTTGTCAGCTTGTTCGATGGCTTTCATTTGATCTGGTGTTAAATCCAGATAATTCTGCCTGGCATGAAGCTGGATACCTGCGGCCATCCCGACGAATCGGAAAATTGCCTCATCAGCCGTTTCTTCTAATCCAATCCAGCCACATTTAATGCCGTTCTCCATATCGTAGAGACACAATGCTCGCGCAAAGGTAGTCTTTCCGATGCCAGATCCGGCGATTAAAATAATAAGTTGGTTGTCATAAAAGGGGCACTTGCTGTTCCAAAAGGAGAACGCACAGTCAGTTGCCCTGCGATCAGGGGGAGACAGCACCAGTCCCGCATAGTCCGATGCTGGTTTGATCCCATCAGGCCTGATGACCCGAGCGGATTCGACCACCTCTTTCAAGACGAGCGATCCGCATTCGGTCAGCGTGTCGTTGGCATCCTTCCTGGGGAAGATTGCGCGACGGACCTTGCCAGGCTCGAACAGATCCATGATCTGATCAGCAGCAGCGTTGCCAGCGTCATCCGCATCAGTGCAGACGACGATGTCGAATTTCATGAATTCGTCGAGATGCTGCTTGACGAACTTGGCTGCCTGCGGAGCACCGTTTGGAACGGAGACGGCTGCCACCTTCCCGTTGAATGCCTGATAGATCGACGGTGCATCCAGCTCTCCCTCGCAAATGCACAGCAATTTGTGCTTTGCAGGGTTGGCCAGGTGCATACCGAACCCGATCACCTGCTTGGCAGCACCACGCCAAATCGTTTTCCGTTTGCCTGTCGCTGAGTCAGGTTCAAGCTCACGAATCTTTTGGGCGCAGATGGCTCCCGTGCGATCTCGGTACTGAAAGACGATGTGTTCGCCTTTGAATCCGATGCTGTAGGAGTCCAGGGTGCTTTTGTTGAGCCCACGGTGGGGCTCTGTCAGATCGAATTCGATCTCGTTCATTGGCCGAACAGGTCTCTCCGGGGCAGCTTTTTGGTTTTTGCCGTACTGCTTTTGGTGACCACAGACGAAACAGATTTCGTGGTCCGAATAGACCGCCAGGCCATCGCTGCTATCGCAACCAGGGGCAGGGCAAGGAGCATGTTTGATGAATTTGGAATCACTCATTTCCCTCCAAAGAGCTTGTTGGCCTGCGCAGTGGCCTGCTCTTGGTTTTTGGAGAGAAGTTCAGTGATGGACTTTGCGCTGAACTCGCGGGTGATGAACCCATTGCCGCAAACATTGCATTCACGACGGCGTTCGTAGAACCCGTTGCGTTCGTAGCTCGATGTGATCTTGGAGTCGCGGTGGCCGCACTTGGGACAGCTGATCATTCCCACTCCAACCGAACAATGATGTGCGAGTTCTTGACGCTGGCTTTCACGAAACGCTCTGTTCGGTTGTCAACCACCGTCACGTTGTCGTCGATGATCACGTTGGCTTTCACCAATGCGTCCATCACAGCTCCCGTCTTGTTGTCGAGGTCACCCCTCGCAGCACCGTGATGCTCGATGTGGATGAAGTCGACTTTCTGGAGCGGTGGGCCGACCCACCACTCCTGCATCACGGCAACGCAGTCCTTCATCCACAGCTTGTAGTTCCGGCTCATGTAGGGCCGGGACTGGCCAGAGAAGGAGCGCGGACGCTCCTTCGACATAGGCCTCAGCGGGATGTGCAGCTCACGGCTGTGCATCTTTCCTTTTGCGAGATCGCGAAGCAGCTCCCCGAGCAATTGGAATCGTCTTGCTATCGGGTTCCGGTGCAGAGGCCTCGAGCAACGCGATGATCCGATCAAGGCGCTGAGTAATGCCGTGTCGCTGCTCGTCTGAGATTCGATGAAAGCGTGGGCCATCAGAAGGGGAGGTCATCGGAATCTGCAGAGGGGACTTCGACTGTCGACAGCGGGTCAGCCTTAGCGGCCAGCACCTTTGCGTCGGCTTCTTTGGTGGACTCGAATCCGAAGTCACTGGCGGTTGTGTTCTGCACCTTGTCCGGTGCTGCCAGCCAGTCGATGACCTGCGCACCACGCACTTCAAGACTCAAGCCTGCACCTGTTTTGGAATTCGCTCCCCAGGCATAGATCGTGTAGCTCAAACGCATAGTCGAGCCATTGCCAATCAGCTTGCTGTGGTCCCAGTAGTTGCCGTCTTTGTCAAACACGGTTGGGCCTTCGCTAAACCCACCGCCACGGATCTCAAACTGCTTGAGCTTCATGCGGCAGCTCATGCGTTTGCGGGGTTCTTCCTTGTCTGGCTTGATCGGACACCAGTGCGCTGATTTCTTGGCGTCACCGTGAAGTTCGGCGAACTGATCCTCAACTTCCTGCATCCAAGCTTGGTGTTCAGGGTTGGAGTTATCGAGAACAATCTCGATGCTCCATTCCTTTGGCTTGTCAGCGTCGTAAGCATCGCGGGCTTCGCCCAGGAGCTTGCACCAGCGCACTTCCACGACGGGCGTGCGCTTCATTTCTTTGGGGGCCATTTGGCATAGGTCGATACGTCTGCGGCGATGCCGCTGGCAGAACTTATCGGGCCCGTAGAACAAAGGCAACCATCAGCTGAATAAGTAAGGGTTACTGCCTAGGGCCATCGGATCAAGGCTGTTAATCACTGGCGGTGCAGGCAGCTTGATCCCTGTCCTGTCCTGCATTTCGCTGTGCATGACTTCAAGCACAGGGCGTCGATACATTTGACCGAACTCCCAGTGCAACGTCTTGTGCAGCCACTCAGCGTTCGCTGGATGAACAGCGAAGCAATCATGCGTTGGCAGCATCGGTATGAATTGCTCCACGGCCCTGTAAACGATCGTCTGGGCAAATGCTGCGTCCCAGCCGTGGAGCGCATTGGCCGCCAGTGCCTTGTTGGCCTGGTTGTAACTAAGCGGTGAATCGATTGGCTGATCGTCGATATTCATCGAGATCTTTTTGCCAAACAGCTGGGTGTAGATCTGACGACTGACCGGCTGGCGATCAGCAACACGCATCGGCCAACCCGATGGTGTCGTCCATTCCATTGGCACCTGCTTAAGCATCAGCTTTTTGCAGCACTGCCTGAGCCATGGTTTGATCGTCATCACTGGATTGATGACAGCCTTCAGCTCTGACCACATGATGCTGGCCAGGTATTTGGAAGGTATCGAAATTTTGTAGATGTAGTCCTGCAAATCGACGTAACCGACGTGTGATTCCAGCGCGTCGACCAGGCCATCGCATAGCGACATGTAGCTCCCTCCCATAGGGGCTCTCAGAACGGGCCCCTTGACCAACGAGCGATC